GCTCAGGTACAGATGGCACAGCAACAGCAGCAAATGCAGTTAGAGGCACGTAGTAAAGAACAACAAATGCAGATGGCTCAACAAGAGCATCAACAAAAAATGCAGAATATGGCCCAAGAAGGGGTTCTAAAAGCACAATCTCATTGGGAGCAATCTCAAGCTAAGATTGCAGCAGCAAAAGCGGCTGATACACAGAAGCTTCAGCAAAATGCTGAGACGCATCAACAAAAGTTAATTCAGACTAAGGAGTCACACCAATTAGCACAGAAAAACTTAGCCACATCGAAATCCAAGAGTGGCACCAAAGTAAAGTAACACAAGCTTTAATTGATAAAATTGATTTAGCAATCCAAGAATGGAAACATGCATTAGTCAAAACACCTATAAATAGTATTGAATATACACAAGGCTATGTACAAAGTTTAATCGACACATTTGAAGAACTCACAGAAGGAGAATTCAAGAAGTGATTAGAATTTTAGGTTATCGGCTTTTAGTAAAGCCAGAGAAATTAGAAGAAGTAGATCCTATCTTTGCTCGCGCTAAAAAGGCTGGTATTGAATTTGCTGAATCTTCAGCTGAAGCTCGAAGAGAACAGGTGGCCGTAGACCGTGGCACAGTAGTAGCAATTGGTGAACTAGCTTTCCAAGATTTTAAAACAGAACCTTGGGTTAAAGTTGGGGCTGTAATTGGCTATACACGTTACGGTGGTAAATTCGTTAAAGACGAAGATGGAACTGAATATCTAGTTTTAAATGATGAAGATATTATTTGTGAATACACAAGGGAATTAAATGACAACTGAAAATACTGAAGTTCAAAATACTGAGCAATCTCTAGAACAACAGTTTACTGAAACTGAACAGAAAGCCCTTGATATGGGCTGGCGTCCAAAGAGTGAATTTGAAGGCCCAGAAGATGAGTTTGTAGACGCAAAGGAATTTATTGCTCGCAAACCTCTATATGATAAGATTAGTCATCAATCTAAGGAAATGAAAAATCTGCGTAAGGGTGTTGAAGCCCTGAAAGAGCATTATTCTAAGGTCAGTGATGCCGCTTATCAAAAGGCTTTAAAGGAGCTTCAGAAGGACCGTAGAGAGGCATTAGTACAAGGTGATGCAGATGCATTTGAAAAGGCTGACTTAGAGATTAAGAAGGCAGAGCATGAATATGCCCAAGTGCTACAACAAAACCAACAACCAGTTGTCCCTGATGAACCAGTATTAAATCCAACATTTATTAATTGGAAGAATCGTAATACTTGGTATGATGATACGCAATATATGCGTACATATGCAGACGATGTAGCAATGAAATTACATGCTCGTGGTATGCAACCAGATGATATCTTAAAAGAAGTTGAAAAGTCTGTGCGAAAAGAATTCCCTAGTAAATTTAGGAATCCAAATAAGGATGATGCTCCACAAGTTGGATCATCTTCTAATAGAAACTCTTCTACAAAAGTAGACAATTATCAAATGACAGAGCAAGAACATAAGGTTTGGCAAACTCTTCACAGAGTTGATCCAGAAAAGTTTTCCAAAGAAAAGTATATTGCTGATTTAAAGAAAGTAAAGGGAGCTTAATATGACAAGAGAGCTAACTACTAAAAGTCCCAGTGGACGTGTTCGCCGCCAAAAACTTGGTGTCCGTAACAAACTTTCCCTTAAGGAAAGAGATCCTAATTATCATTATCGTATCGTTAACGATGTAGAGGGCCGTATTGACCAGCTAACAGAAGATGGCTGGGAAGTCGTAAGAGATGCAAAGGTCGGTGATAAGCGGATCGAAAATTCAACTGGTGTAGGTGCTATCCCAACAATCTCTGTTGGGCAAGGTATGAAAGCTGTTGTGATGCGTATTAAGAAGGAATGGTATGATGAAGATCGTGCCGCTGAACAAGCGCAAATTACAGCCCAAGAACAGCAAATGCGCCAGGATGCCCGACGTTCTGCTGACTATGGTAATATAGAGACCTCTTAATGTTAGTAACGTGGGCATAACTTTATTTTTAATCGAAAGGAAGGTTTATGGCCAACGTTAATCGTGTTAATGGCTTTAGTCCTGTTAAACATAAGGATGGTTCTCCTTATAATGGACAAGCTACTTTATACGCGGTGTCAAGTTCAAATAGCACCGCTATTTTCCCTGGTGATTTAGTTCAATTAGCTACTGGTGGTAACTCTGCTGGTATTAAATATGTAATTCCTGGTGCCGCTGGCACTGCTGGGACTGGTCAAGCTGCTGTTGGGGTTGTTACCGCAATCATCCCAGCTAAAATGGACCCTGTTGCTGGTACAATTACATCTGGTGCTATTGCTCTAGATACTCCCCAATATTTACCAGCATCTACTGCTGGTTATGTCTACGTCGCTGATGCAATGGACTTAGTTTACGAAGTACAAGCTACCTCTGGTGGTTCTGCTTATAGCTTTGCTATCGCTGATATTGGTAAAAACTGCAATGTTTATGCTGGTGCTGGTAGCACAACTACAGGTACTTCGGGCATGAGTGCTGACCTTAATGACAAAGGTACTACAGCTACTCTACCATTCCACGTTCTCGGCACTGTTCAACGCGTGGATAATACACCCACTGGTAACTATACAAAAGTTCTAGTGATGATTAATAACCATCAGTATGCCGGCGGCACCGGTACTGCTGGCGTCTAATAAAGGAGAATAAGAAATGGCAGGTATTATTGCTACTTCGAGTTTTGCGAAGGCGCTGTGGCCAGGTGTCAATGCTTGGTACGGCGATGAATATAATCAGTATAAAGAAGAGTGGGTTGATCTTTTTGAAAAGTTTACTTCACGTAAAGCTTTTGAAGAGGATGTTGGTGGTTCATATTTCGGACTTGCTCCAATCAAGTCAGAAGGTGCTCCAGTACAATATGACTCAGCTCGCCAAGGCTTCACCTCACGTTATAATCATGTTGTCTATGCATTAGGCTTTATTATTACTCGTGAAATCTATGAAGATGACCAGTATGATGTTGTTGGTAAGCTCAAGGCCACAAGTCTTGCATTCTCCATGCGTCAAACTAAGGAAATTGTTGCTGCTAATGTTTACAACCGGGCATTCAACACTTCCTACGCTGGGGGTGACGGCGCGTCTCTAATTGCTTCTGCTGGTGGTGGGGGCTCTTCAAGTCATCCCACTATTGCTGGTGGTTCATTCACTAATGGTTCTTCTGTTGCTGTAGACCTCTCTGAAGCTGCTCTTGAGCAAGCTTATATTGACTTGGCTACTCTAACAGATGACCGTGGTCTGATTATTAAGGTTCTCCCCAAGAAACTTATTATTCCAGTATCACTGAAGTTTGAAGCACATCGTATTCTTGGCTCAGATGGTCGTGTTGCTACTAGCAACAATGATTTGAATGCACTAAAAACTGAAGGTATTATTCCTGAAGTTGCGGTCAATCACTTCCTGACAAGCCAAACCGCATGGTTCTTACGTACTGATGCTAAGAATGGTATGAAACTCTTTGAACGTCGTGCTGATGAGTTTGGCATGGATGAAGACTTTGATACTGAGAATGCTAAGTATAAGGCTACTGCACGTTATTCAGTAGGCTGGACAGATCCTCGTGGTCTGTATGGTTCACCGGGCGTTTAATTAACATTGTGGTGTTGCAGTAAACATAACGATTAGAACTGAGTGCACTAATCACCACAATTTTTTAAAGGAGAAACTATGGCATTCAATTTTGTTGATACCAATGCCGCAGCACCTTTCTACGACGCTCAAGATAAAGTCTTACATACTAGAGCTTACAAAGTTACAACTGCTAATTTTAGCACTACTGGTGTAAATACCTTAATTGGTATTCTACCTAATGATGCTTCTATTACAGGTATTTCTTTATGGAATAAAACTGAAGTAAGTGGTTCTGGTTTAACTGGTGCTACCATTAGCATTGGTAAAACTTCTGGTGGTACTGATTTTATAAATGCATATAACGTTGAAGTTGCTTCAGGTACTAAGGTGGGGCTATCTCCCATCACAAATATTTTACAACCCTATGTATTACCTTTTGGTCCAAATATTCAACTTTGGTTAAATGGTACTACTACAGGTGCAAATCCTACAGCCGGAGAATTATATCTGATTGTAGATTACGTTCGTTAATGAACAGGGAGGGGCGGTGAGCCCCTCTGTCACTCTTTGGGAGAGTTATTATGTCAGGTAATGTTTGGATTAAAAGTGGTTTCGTAAGAAATATTTTACAAACCGGTGGAGTAACTACCACAACTACTGGGAATTTTCAATATAAAGATTCCCCAAATGCTACATTTCAAGCAGTGGTTACCGGCTCAGGAACAGTAGCCGCTACTGTTGTAATCGATTGCTCAAATGATATTTCTGGGCCAGGAAATACACCTCAATATTGGTGCACAACAACTTTAGGAACAATTACGCTATCTGGAACTACATCAGCTTCAGATGGCTTTACTACATCTGCACCCTGGAAATTTGTGCGAGTTAGAGTAACTGCTATTTCAGGAACCAACGCAAATGTACAAGTTTGGATGGGCACATAATGAGTTCAGCTACTAATCCCCAAGTATCTGGTATTTATGGCCCATTAATTATAGTAGAGGGGCTAGTACCTGGACTTACTACTGCAGCTACTACTAACACCGCTGCGTTTAATGCAGCTGTAACTTCTTTAGGGACTGCTGGTGGTATTCTATGGGTTCCTACTGCCGGCACATACTGGTTTTCTAGTCTGGATGGTAATACTTGTATTTATCTCCCAAGTAACACTACATTATTAAGAAATGATGGCGTCATTTTTAAAATGGCTAACGGTGCTAATTCTAATTTTATTCGTAATCAAAATTTTAATCCATCTAATGGTTCTGGTTGGAATAGTATTACTTCTTTATCTACTAGTGATGGTAAAACAATTACTGCTGTTTTAGCTGTTGCTCCTGCTTCTGGTTTAGTTGGTACAACTGCGTATCAACTTATTAATGGGGCTATACCAGATGATTATAATGGTGTTTTTCAAGTAACATATACATCAACTGGATTTACTTACTCTAGAGATAGAACACAGTCTACCTGGGATTATTTTACATCACCAGCTACCTACAATTCTGTTACAGGAGTAACTGGAACAGTAACTAATGGATCAGCCGCTATTACTGGACTTTCTTCTATTTCTGGTATTAGTCCTGGAATGAATGTAATTATTACAGCCGGAACTGCAACATTAGGTATTTCTAGAGTTAATACACTTGACTCAGCCACACAAATTAGTTTAACCGGTGCATTACCCATATGTTCAGGCTCACAGTCTGTTACATTAACTTTCTCATTCCCATTACAGTGCTGCAATGCAGATACTAATATTCAGATTATTGGTGGTACATTTGACCATAATCAGACAAACCAGACTAGTCCTGATAGTTTGATTAACCATTGTGTCCATTTGCGTGTTGTTAGTCAAATTGTTGTCCGTGATACCACTACTCTCGATAGCATGTCAGCTGTTTCAGCGGAAGGTATTTACGACAGTACCTACGAAAACATGTGGGTACAATCCTGCACGCGCCAAAGCGGCAATGGCATTTATCCGGTCAAACACTCCGGCCGCAATGTCGTGGTCAACCGCGTTTTCGGCAGCTCCCGCGATGATTTCGTCTCGATCATCGGCAAAGAGTACAGCCAGTACATGGACATGGGCTCGCCATTTGGGAAGATAAGTGAAATTATCGTCCGAGATATTAAACCTAGCGGGTGCCTTTCTACCGTAAAAGTGCTACCTGTTCCTAATGCTCTTGGCCCATCAATGGATGGCATCGTGTTGGAAAATATCGGTGGGCGGCCAGCATACACTAACCATATCTATGCACCTTGTTACGATCCGAATAATACTGGCTCATATACCTCTGGTACGTACCATGCAGCTAGTGGGTCCATTGGCTCTTTGCAGATTGTCAATCCTAATCCGTCGAATAATGGAAACTGCAACACGCTCTCAATGACCGCAGCTGCGGAAAGCGTCACGCTCTCTGGAGTCCGTTATCGTAATGTCACATCTAATGGAACATTATTCCGTGGAGCGGCAACATCAAATATTAATCACTTCCGTGTTGACGATTTCCATATAGAATGTACTGGCTCTGGTGTATTAGGGCAGACGCTTGGCACCATCACTAATTTCAGCGCTCAAAATGGTGTAGTTAAGGGTGTCAGCGCGACTCCGCAGTTCATGGTCTATGGGTCAGGTGCTACCGGAAATAACTATATTACATTGAGTAATGTGTTTTTTGATAACACAAGTAACGCGCTTCAATTTAATGGTCAGTCTGGTAATGTTCTTAGCTGCTCACAGGTGACTTTCAACAACGGCGGTTCACAGCAGTTTATTAATAACGTTAGTTCCACACAAATTATTGCACGGTTTAATGATACAAAAATCCTATCTGGCAATACTCAAGCGCCTACAAATGTGTATAGCGGTTCGCTTAATAACAGTTATGCGTTCTGGGGTGAAGAAGTGGCTGAGCATCTAAGTGGTGCTGCGACGCAAACTCCTGACTTCTTTAAGAGTGCAAAGAAGAACATTGTTATCAACCAGGCCACGACAATCGCCAATCCTAGTAGCTTGCCCGGCTTTGGCGCAGGCTGGGGTTCACAAGACTTGACAATTATTCTTACCCAATCTGGGGGCCCTTATACTGTTACTTGGGGCTCGCAATATCTTTTCCCCGACGGGGCCCCCCCAGCAGCAACTTCTAGTGCACAAGCCCTTGTGCTGAAATTTACCTGGGATGGTGCATCAAAGCTGATTTGTCAAAGAACACCGGCAGCTTGGGTTTAGTTTGTGACTATGGACCCTATTATCACATTAACAATTTCTTTAGTCTGTAACGGAATTTTAGCATTATTGGGGTGGACTTTGAAAAATGCGTATACATCATTAAAAAGTGAAAATGATAAACTCTGGGAAGCAGTAGACCACATTAAAGCTAATTACTTTAAGAGAGATGAATTTTCTGAATTCAAGAAAGAACTACGAGACCAACTTATAGAATGGAAAGAAGATATAAAGGAGCAGATAAGGGAGCTTAAGAAATGACCTGGAAGGGAAGATGGCCCGGTACATGGGCAGTTAATTGTGATGTATGCGGTTTCAGATTCCCATCCGATAGACTATATAAGAGATGGGATGGAGCTATGGTTTGTCAAAAAGACTGGGAAACTAGACATCCACAAACACTTATTAAAGTCAGAGGGGAGAGAGCAGTTCCAGACTATACTAGACATAATCCAGTAGCTTATGCTACTATTTGTTATTTAGATGGATTAAGTGGATATGCTGGCTTAGCTATTGCTGGCTGTATGACTGCTGGTAATGATACTTATGCTGCTTCTTATTTGGTTGGATTATTAATTAACGGTCATGGAGATACTAATGACTACTAGTGGTATTACTACCTATCAATTAGATCGTGATGATATTATCACAGCAGCCATTCGTAAGCTAGGTGTAATTGCTGAAAGCCAAACACCCAGCGCACAGTCAATTACAGATGGTGCTACTGCATTAAATATGCTTATTGCTGAATTTAGAGGTCTTGGTATGCCTTTATGGGCCAGAAAAGAATTCTCTTTTAATCCTATTGCCGGGCAGCAAGTATATAATCTTGGGTTAACTCAAACTCCACCATTTAATATTGCGTATCCACTACATGTCTATCAAGCATTTAGACAAGATAGTTCTAATGCTACTAAAGTTTACATGGAAGTTATTCCAAACTTTAATTTGAATTTGTATCCTACAAGTTCTGGTGGTACCCCTGTTCAAGTATCATATCAACCATTAATTAATTATGGGCAATTAAGTTTATGGCCAGTCCCAGATAGTACAGCTACTTCATCTGTTGTAAATATTATCTATCAATCACCATTTGAATATTTTAATGCTTCTACAGATACCATGGCATTTCCAGAAGAATGGTACAATGCTTTAGTTTATAATCTAGCATCAAATCTAGCACCTGAATGGACTTTACCATTACAGGACAGAGAAATGCTAGATAGACTAGCAGATAAACATTTACAAAGAGTTCTTGATAATGGTGCTGAAGATGGCAGTCTATACGTGCAGCCAGACAGGAGGGGTAATTGGACTCTCAAGTCGTAAAAGAAAATGGTAGTTATCAAACACAAAGAATTCAATTTGTAAGGCAGATTACTTCTAGAACTGATAATACTGCTTTAAAAGATGAGGATTTTTTAAATTGTGTAGTTGAATCTATTCATAATATGCCTATGTTAGATCGTAGGCAGTTTATTATGAAGCGAGCTGGGACCACCCAATTTCTTCCATCTGTAGCGTCTTCACAAGTTAGAGGACTTTACTACTGGGCTGACCAACAATTACTTTATTATGCTGTTGGTACATCTTTATATGTCTATAATTTTTCAACTTCTACAACTACAACATTAACCTCTGTCTATAGTACAAGTAGTGGTTATGTAGATTTTTGTGAATTTCTATATGATAATGGTACAGTAATTATTGTAACTACTGATGGTACTACACTATCTACTATAACATCTACTGGGACAGTAACCCATGTTACTGATCCTAATTTACCAGTACCACATCTTCCAAATATTATATTCTTAGATGGTTATATTTTTGTAGTTCAAGCAAATACTGCCAATATTTATAATAGTAATCAGAACGATCCTACTACATGGTCATCTACTGATTTTATCATGGCGGAAATGCGTCCCAATCATGTAAATAGAATAGCTAACTTAAATAATTATCTAGTAGTATTTGGAACAGAAAGTATTGAATATTTCTGGGATGCTGGACTAACAAATGGCTCTCCCCTACAAAGAAATGATACCCCTATTAAAATTAATAGATATTTAGGGGGTTTTGCACAACATGGTAATAATATCTATTATGTTGGGGAAATGATTGGTGGACAACCTGGGGTATTTAGACTAA